TGTTCCTGTCGTATCAGGGAACGTAATAGTCTTGTCCGAACTAGGATCTGTAATAGCAAAAGTAGTAGTATGCCCATTACCAGTAGTAGCACCAGTAAACTCCAATGGGCTAGCACCCTGAAAAGTAGCCGCAGCCTGAAAAGTACTAGTCTGAACCTGAAGAAGAGTACCCGCAATTGTGGTTAAAGAACCAGCAACAGACAATGTGGGCGTTTGAGCCGCCCAATCAACAATGCTAGTAAAATTAGCGTTCATCTGGGTGGCTACAATCTTAGCCCCAGCAGAGAAAGTATTAGGTGGTACTATCGCTCCCATTTAACGCAATCTCCTAGTTCTATACATTCCAACAACCGAAGTCACACCCCACTTGCCTGTAGCATCAGCAGCAGGAAATGACGCAAACCTCAAACTAATAGCCTTCGCTGTCCCAATTGACCCCCAACGTTGTACAAGATACTTGTCTGTGGTGCCTTCTTGCGCCCATTCAGACGTATCCCATACACCAGTACCGGAACCAGTAGGGTCAGAATCCCAAGTAGCCTGCGTTATACCAGTAAAAGTACCTGATTGAACTTGTGTAAAGTATGCCAAATTGTAGTCTTTGTATGCATACATGCTTAGAGCAACACTGTTATCTGCTAGCAAAACAGTTCTTGTTTTGCCCCACCTTTTCAAAAACGTAGGACGATTACCTTCAAACCAACTGGTCTGATAATAAGCATTAATAACATTAACAGCAGAAGCACCATAATCGTCAGTGTCCACATTCTGATCTATTTTCGCTATCCTTATAGGCTTATAAGCAGCCCCTGCCTCTATCTCAGATACAACCGCTATAGGAGAATGATCTTCCCCACTAGGACGATATGACAACATTGCACGAGCATTAATGTCATAACGCACCCATGCACCCGTGTTGCCTAAACTAGGATCCCACATAAACACATTTCTACGGTTTGCTTGTTGAGATTCAGAAATGTTCTCAGCCGACTGATAATCAACGGAAACCCACAGTTTCTCGTCATACCACATCAAAGAAGGAGCATTATCTAATGTTAAAGCAGGATTGCCAAGATCATAAGTCATAGCAGGATATATACGTTCAAACACATATACAGGTTCATTGTCAGGGTTTTGTATCAGATACACTCCCTTTTCCGCATACCAGAAAAAGATCCCTTGTCTACCAGCCGTAGGCTGGCAACCATCACGGTTACCCACCGCTCTTGTAAGATTACGCACTTCAAAAGTGTCTCTATCAAAACCGTAAATAGCGTAAACAGCGTTCTGTTTAAACACTAAAAGACGATCCTGATCGGAAATAATTCCCGTTATAAAATCTCCATCTTCACCCAAATCAATGTCTATATAATCCCCTGCTGTCCAGTCATCACCATCATTAGTTTTAGAAAAACGAACTCTATTTGGTTGATAAATGCCTGATTCCAGAGTGTATGCTGCCCAAACCATTTCATTCCATGTAGTGACATATCTAGCAGCAGGAAAAATACCAGTACCACCCGCAGGGTTCCAAGCACCTATTGCAGCGGTGGTACCATTCCATGCAATAGCGTTCCAACCTCCGCTTGGAGTAGTTAAGTATGTACCATTAACTAAATAAGTAAGACTATTGAAAGTAACACTCGCTACAGGCCGATCTCCTGTCAATTCCACATCCACACTACTTTGTTGAATAGTGCCATCAAAATCACCATCAGCGCCAGTGTTATACATCACAACTGTCGTATTTTTCACACTGTCATAAACACTTGCCAAAACCTGATTCTGACCAGATTCATAGTGGGTGGTTAAACCCGTGATAATACCATCAGGATAAAGAGTGGAATGATTAACCGCCTTAGGATTAATACGCTTAATACCATCCCTGCGACGCACACCACCCCTAGGATCAACAGAAACATTCAACATCTCAGGAGATTCAGTCTCACCAAGATTAAACTGATCAGCCCTAAAGTTTAAACCACCAGTGAAATTAGATTTCTCATCATAACGGTACGATTCAGTAGTAGGAGGAGGAGGTAAAGATACGTTTAAACCCATTTACCATTCCCACGAATAACGTAAACGATTAGGAAGAATGGAATTGGCTCGCCAACGGCTAGCATTAACAGAATTTAACAACACAGGCTGCGGAGCAGGAGTGTCCTCAAACCTAGCACGAAGATTTTCTAATTCGCTAATAAACTGGGCGTAATACTGTTGCCCCATACCAGCATCTTCCTGCTGTTGATAAGCCCTATAAATAGCGTACAACGCTAAAACGTTATCAAACGCTATAGGCAAATCAGGAGTGTCAGCATCTGATATCGCGTTACGATATATCGGTGTCTGACCAGCAAAATCAACAGCGTTACGGTAACCCCTAACATAAAGGGTTTCCACACCAGTAGGTGTGGGGTACAACCTGATTGATTGCCCACTCACAGCAGCAGAAGCACTACCACCTTGATTCCACATTGAAAAATAGTAAGGTGTGCCACCCGGAGTGCGATTCAAAGGATAAATAATATCCCCAACGTCGTAACCTATAAATTCTAAAATGTGGCTATCTGTTTTTATTGCAGCAACTTCTTTTAAACTCAGATTGGTTGGTGCTGAACCACCAGTAAAAGCAACACCATCATGTGTGATACTCATACCAGCAGAAATTTCTGCCATAGTATAATCTTTTTGACCATCCACTGTAGAAAACGACACAGCCACTTCATAAAACGGCCAACGTTTCTCTGAGTAAACAATCAGATCATACCCTTCACGAATAAATTCGTTCAAAGTAGTATCCGCTATATCCGTGGTGTCAATATCCACTACATCGCGCACATAAGTGCGCATAGTACTAAGTTGCAAAACAAACCCCTACTTGGTTTTAAATCTACTTACCTTTTTAGTAGGTGTCTTTACAGGAGCATTCTGAGGAATAGACGTATCCGCTACTCGATGAATTCTGCGTGATGGTCCAACAGCCTGAGGCCGTGGTGACGCATCCCGGAAATTCCTGCCAGCCGCAGGTTCCCCTGCTGGTCTAGCGTTTTTCTTATACGCATGCTGTTCATACTTACCCATAATAAACTCCTGTAAAAACTACCCCTATGCCATCAAACTATGCAGGTGTTATACCATACAAGTATGCTTGACGGGCGCGGTTACTTGTAGTTAAGTTGCCGTAGCAAAGTATCTGAGAGTAAACCGCATCTGTGTCGGTTGGGCGCACAAACGGAGTTGGTTTAAACCAAACGTCGCTGTGAGCCACTAACTGAAGGTACTTGGTGTTAAGCATGTACATTTTGCCTTCACCTTCGAGAGTACCATCAAATGTTATAGGACATCCCTTGAAGAGAAGATTTTGGAATCCACCATCAGCCATGTCGGTGTCAGTGTACCTAATCTGTCCATCAAGAAGACCTTCATACGCTTCGTACTGAGCCTGTCCTGTGATTATAATTGTTGGTTGGTCATTACCAACGGAAGCATCATTATATGATGTTGCCATTTTTGCAAGAGTTATTGCTCCACCTACGTTTTGAACTTGTGATCTCCACCACGAGTTGTCTCCGTCAGTAGCGTCAATACCCGCAAGAGCGGCTGAACCGTCGTCATTACCAAGACCTACTAGAGCCGCTAGACCCATCCAGTCTTTACCACCATTGCCTGTGCTGTTACCGAAGAACATGGTGTTCATGTTTTCAATAATAGTTTCCTGAGTTTGGAAAATCTTTCCTTCAAGAAGGTCAATGATTTGTGCTTCACCATTATTCTTGGCTTCTTCAATACCGTTGATTGTTACGGTAGCAGCATACTGTCTCCATGAATACTCAGCAGCGCTAATGCCTGTTTGAGCAGTTGTGGAAATAGTATCTGTACCAGCGTAAGAACCAGCAGTAGAGTTTTTGCCATAAATAATTGGAACAACGATATTCGCACCACCTGAAACACGCCTAATTGTCTGACCATTTGTCAAAGCGTAGAACAGTGGTCTAGCCGTGAAAATATTGTCAGTCAGTTTAGGGATATAGTTTTTCAGCGTGGTTGAAAGAATCTCGTCAAAGTTAGCGTTACCCGCTGCCATTTTTCTTTACCTCACTAATATCTATGGTTTATTTAGCAGCCAGTTCCCTTTTAGCATTTTCAAATGCTTCGTGAACCGAAGACGGCTTATCGATAGTTGAGGTTGAAGAACCCGCCTGTTTAGAACCCGTAGGTTCCACAACTGATGCGTCCCTCTTTGCTTCTGTACGTTCCTGTTCTTTTTCCAATTTGTTTGCTTTATCCGAAACTTCACCATAACGCAAATGCGTTAATGCGGCTTCTAAGTTTCCGATCTTATTTTTTAATGCATGCTGAAAAAGTTCAGATTCGTCAAAATCCCCGTACTTACCTTTTAAGTTGTCAACTTGCTGCGTTAATGCTTGCTTTTTATGCAAACGATCATAACCATCAATCCGCGCTTCAAGTTCCTTGATCTTCTTATCCGAGTTATCTGAAGTATCCCAACTGTCATATTCCTGTTGGGCTTCCTCAGGTGTAACCCCGAAAGCCTCACCAAGAGCCTTGATTGTGCCATCTGGATCTGACTCCAAAGACTGCACTATCGCTTCTGCTTGCTGTAACCGTCTACGTTCGGAAGCCAATTCCTGCGTCTTACGTGTGTAATCCGACTGTCTTTGGTATCCGTCCCGAAGTTCTTCAAGGCTGACCTCTTGATCTACTCCATCCACCTTAACAGCGTATGTTTCACCAGAAGGTTCCTCTGAAACCTCAACTGAAGACTCTGAATTGTCCACTCCCGTGGATTCCATTACATCCTCACTCATATGTATTTCTCCTTTGGAGTCCTAAGGGTTGCTCCTATTAATAACTAGCGGATTGTCCCGCTTTATGATAAATCAGGTAACCCCATGTCCATTTGTCCACGGAGTTGATCCACCAACTGAGGCGGTATTTGCCCCATACCTGCTTGCATCCCACCACCCATGCCACCCATCTGAGGAGCAGATCCGGGTACAGCGCCTTCGGCTTCTGGAACTCCGGGTGTCTGCTGCATCAAATACCTGTCAGGGTCTTTAATGTCGAACGCATTTTGCAGCACATAACGTGCTATAGCCGCCGGATCAATAATCGTACCAATCATCGGAGCCATCGCATTCATCAAAGCAACCGCCTGTTGCTTACGCACAGTGTCATTTATCGGCTGTGTAGACCCAGCCTCAACACTAAAATCATATTCGCCTACAATGTCATCCCTGCTATAAGGAACAAACAAATCTGCACCAGCCTTAGCAGTAACACGCACAACATGTTCACCAGTCATAAACT